TTTACAGATGTTCAAAAGATTTTAAAAGACAATAATAATTTTTCCTTAACTTGGTAGCATGGATGAAATATTTAATAGATTAATAAAGGAGAAGTTAACACCTAACTCTTTATATGTATTACACTGTATGAAGAATAAGGTATCTGTATCTAAATCTTTAGCTAATTCTGACCTAGAAGTACATAGGTTATTAGCAGAAGGTTGGCTTACTGATAACTTGCAATTAAGTAGTAAAAGCCTTATCTTTATGGAAGAATTAGGCTCTTATTTTAGAAAGAGTAAAAAGAAAACTTCTAAGGATTTACTAGGAGATAACTTTGATACTAACATAAAGTTATATAACTCATTATTTCCTGCTAAAAAACTTGGAAGTGGTAAGTATGCAAGAACTAATGTAAAGAATTTAGAATCAGGTTTTAGATGGTTCTTTGAAAATTATGATTACACATGGGAAACTATATTAAAGGCTACTAGAAAGTATGTACTTGAGTATAGTATGAAAAATTATGAATATATGAGAACATCCCAATACTTTATTAGAAAACAAGGCTCAGATAAATCATTTGAGTCTGATTTGGCTACTTACTGCGACATGTTAAATTATGAGGGCCCTAATGAAGATCTAGATATATTTAGAGAAAAAATAGTATAATTTGGAACAATTTAATGGTGCAAAGCCTCTAAAGGCTATTAGTAAAGTACGTGCTTATGAGAAAGCTCTCTTAGAAATGAGAGGGAGAATGGATGGTAGAATTAAAAGTCTTGCAACTGCATGGCCTAAGTTTAATGATGCTACACTAAATGGTTTAGAGTGGAATACTCTAACTGTAGTTGGCGCTAGACCTGGTGTCGGTAAAACTTTGTTTATGGAGCAGCTTGTTACAGAAGTTATTGCTCTTAATCAAGATCAAGACTTTCAAGTTTTACAATTTCAATTTGAGATGCCTGAGAAAACTCTTGGTATGAGAGCATTCTCTGCTATAACTCAGAAAGATTATGGTGTCCTTCATAGTAAGTATGAACCTTTGGAAGAAGAGATTTATAATAAATGTAAACAATACACTAGTACACTAAACAAAAATAATAAGGTCTTTTCTATTTATAGACCGTGTACTGTTAATGAATTTTGCGCAAGTATAGATTATCATTTCAAAACTAATGTTAAAGAAGTTAATGGAAGTAAAGTATATCCTAAACTTTTAGTAACTGTAGATCACTCAGCTTTATTCAAAAGAGATAAGCATGAGAAAGATAGATTTGAAATGTTATATAATCTTGGTGAAGCGCTAACTTTTATGAAGAGAACGTATCCACTATCATTTGTTATTTTAAGTCAGTTGAATAGAAATATTGATGACCCTAAACGTGCTATGGAAGGTACATATGGTAATTATGTTTTAGATTCTGATTTATTTGGCGCTGATGCATTATTGCAACATGCTGATATAGTACTTGGTATTAACAAACCAGCTGCTAGAAAAATTAGATATTATGGCCCAGAAAGAATACAAATAACTGATCCAGAAACATTAGTATTTCATTTCCTTAAATGTAGAAATGGTGATACTAGAATAAGTTTCTTTAGATTAGATAGAGATACTATAAGAATAGTAGAAATGAATACACCAACACAAAATAACAAAATACAAATATGACTACAAGACAAGAGAATCAAAAGATTCTTATGGCAACACACTTGCCTACATTTAAGAGGTTGAAGATTGCTGACCCTTATTTTATTGCTAAGTCTGCGTGGGCTCCTCCAGGAGAAGCGCTAAAGATGCAATTCTTTCCTAATGAATTAAAACAAGGAAAGGATATCTATACAGAACTTAGTGATTTTAATGCAGTATCAGAAGATCCAACACACACATTGTATAAATTAAAGCATAATCCTTTTTATGCAGAAGAGTATCCTTTGGAGCAAAAGACTAGTAAGTCTGGTAATGATTATGAAGTATATGTAGTACCAATTGAAGAATTGCTTGCTATTGATAAGAAAACAGGTAAAGAGATACCTTATAATGCTTATCAAGATTATCTAAAAAATCCCCCTAAAGAAGAAGTAGAAACTAAACCTGCTGATTTTCCAAACTTTACTGAAGAGTATCTTGATGTAGGGTTGAAGAAGAAGGAAGAAGATGATCCTAAGTATGTTCCTTGGAAAGAAGATGAAGAAGAGATGAAGAATTTTCCAGATTGGTTAAATACTTTGGATAGAATAGCAAGCGCATTAGAAAAAATAGAAAAGAAAATAAAATGAGTATAGTACTTCCAACAAAAAAAGTAAAAGTAGAAAGAGTTAATCCAAAGAGATTAATAATTTATAGCAAACCTAAAACAGGTAAAACTACAGCATTTGCAGGCTTAAAGAACAATCTTATATTGGACTTAGAGAATGGCAGTGAGTATGTTGAAGCATTAAAGGTTAAGATTGAAAATCTTCAAGAGCTGCTTGATGCAGGTAAGGCCATAAAAGATGCTGATAAACCTTATGATTATGTTACAGTAGATACAGTAACTGCATTAGAAGCTATGGTAATGCCATTGGCTATTAAACTTTATAGAAAAACCCCTATGGGTAAAAACTATGATGGGACTGATGTAACTACGTTACCAAATGGTGCAGGGTATTTATATATTCGTCAAGCTTTCTTTCAAGTTTTAGATTTTATTGATACATTAGCACCCCATATTATTTTATCAGGTCATATTAAAGATAAAGTAGTAGATGATAAAGGTGAGATGGTTATGGCTGCAAACATTGATTTGACAGGTAAAATAAAATCTCTTATATGTGCTAATGCAGATGCTATTGGTTACATGTTTAGAAAAGGTAATCAGACAGTTATCAACTTTAAAAATAATGATAATGTAACATGTGGCGCTAGACCAGACCACTTAAGAAATGAAGAGATAGTAGTTTCTGAAATGAATGACAAGGGTGAGATAAAAACTCACTGGAATAAAATATATAAGTAATTATTAACAATTAAAACAAAAATCAATGGCTTTAAGTACAACAGATTTGTCCACAGGTAGTGGAAGTAGCGGAATGCCCAAAACATTTGGACCAGGAAATCATGAATTAAAAATCAATAGTGTAAGATTAGATGAATTTAGATTTATAGAAAATGCTTTTCATCTTATGTTAGAAATGGAAACTAAACCTATAGAAGGTTTTGAAGGGTTTATGATAGATAGAAATGATGAAAGCAAAGGTCATTATAAAGGTCAAATAGGTAGAGTAAAAGCAAGTCAATATGCATTTGCTGATGGAGAAACTAAATCAGGAATTAAAATTCAAAGAGATAGATCAATCTTAATGTTCTTAAAGAACTTATCTACTGCTCTTGGTATTACTGATTGGTTTGCAGAACAAGATGATAAGCATGAAACAATTGAAGATTTTGTAAAAGCTTTTAACGAAACTGCACCATATCAAGATAAATATTTATACACTTGTCTTGCAGGCAAAGAGTATGAAAATAAATCAGGTTACATTGCTTATGATTGTTGGTTTGCTAAAGCGCAAAATAGAAAGTATGGTTATGCACCAAATGCAGAAACTGTACAAACCTATGACGAATCAAAACATTTAAGAAAGATAGAGAACAAGCCAGTTGAATCTTTTGGAGATAATGATGATATAACTATACCAATGAAAACAAGTTCTGATTTCAACCTAGACTAGTAGAGCTAAACTACTAACTCAAGAGGGAGTCAGAAATGGCTCCCTTTTATTGTCTAAACTAATATTATGATTTCAATTAAAAATTTAATTTCTGATTTAAAAGATATACCCACAGGATGGCCTTTTGAACATTACTTAGGATTATCTGAAACACTTGATGGTCAAGATGTGAAGATAAGATCTATAGTAAATACAAGAGAGCGTACTCCTTCTATGTGTATTTACCTTAATGCTACTACAGGAAGATATTGTTTTAAAGATTTTTCTTCTGGTAATGGTGGTGACTCTGTTGAGCTTGTTAAAATTATTTTTAGCCTTACACGGGGACAAGCTGCTATGAAAATTATTCAAGACTATAATCAATATGTTCTAAACAATGATTGTAATCCTATACAAGAATATAAAGTTCATAGTAGATATAAGGTAACTGATTATGAGATCAGACACTGGACAACAATTGATCAAAAGTATTGGACTAAGTTTAACATTGGTTCTAGACTACTTGAGAAGTATAATGTGGCCCCGCTACAGTACTATGTGATGACTAAAGAAGATAATAATGGTAAGGAAAGTTCAATTACTATTAAAGGTCTTAGTCTATATGGTTACTTTAAAGATGATGGTACACTATATAAAGTTTATCAACCTAAAGTTTCTGATAAGAAATTTATAAAGGTTAAGAACTATATCCAAGGATCCGATCAATTGAAATATGATAAAAAGTATCTTGTAATTACATCTTCACTAAAAGACTTAATGACCTTTGAGAGACTTAAGTTAAATGATACAGAGTCAATTGCACCTGATAGTGAGAATACTTTGATACCAGAGAGCATGCTCAAAAGTATAATACCAAAGTATGAAAAGATATTTGTTTTGTTTGATAATGATGAAGCAGGTATTAGATCTATGAAAAGATATAAAGAGAAGTATGATTTTGATTACGTGATTCTAGATATGGAAAAAGATTTATCTGATTCTATTAAGCTACATGGTCTTGTTAAAACTAGAGAAGTTTTATTACCTCTATTAAAAAAATTAATATGAGATTAAAAGGAGAAATGATATGTGTAAGAGATGTTCTTACAGGAAATCAATATGAAAGTATACGTTTAGCTAGTCAAATGCTTAAAATTTCTGAACACAGAATTAGAAAAAATATGGATTCAGGTAAAGTTTTAAGACATAAAGGCAGGGCTTATAAGTTTGTAGAAAAAACTTGGGGTAATAAATCCACAAAAACAAGTATATATAAAGTGGCTAAAATGCCATTTGGTAAATATAAAGGCACAGCTATTTCTAGAATAACAGATAAAAGTTATTTAAGATGGTTGTTAGATAAAACAACTCTTGACAGCCGATTAAAATCTAAAGTAAGAGGAGTCTTAAATAAATTAAATGAAGCAAATACCCAAAAACAAACTGAATGGGATTAAAAAGTAGAATAAAAAAGGACATGTATCCTTGGAAAATGGAAATAGATTCTCCATTAAGTAAGTCAGGAAAAAGACTTATAGACTTTAATGAGAAGTTGATTCCAAAAGGTGCTGTAGGATTTGTTTACATGATGAACTACTTAGATAGTAAAAGTGGAATAATGTACTCTTATATTGGTAAGAAAAACTTTTACAGTAATAGAAAGAAAAAGTTTGGAAAGAAAGCGCTGGCTGCTATGACAGACAAAAGAGCTAAGAAGTATGAAATGGTCACTAAGCTAGACTATGAAAACTATTTCAGTAGCAACAAAGAACTAAAACAAGCATACAAAGATGGTAGAATGATATACAGAACCATTCTTAAGATTTGTTTTAGTAAAGCGTCTCTTACATATGAAGAAACTAAAGCGCAGTTTAAGTATGAGGTTTTAGAAAGAGATTATTATCTGAATGGAAATATATTAGGAAGATTTTATAAAGGAAAAATATGAATAAAGAAGTTTTAAAGAACTTATTAACTATGATGCGGTCAAGTGATAAAGACAATCACTATATGGCAATGCAAGCAATTGTAAATCTGGGAGATCCCACTACTGTAGTAGATGATTACAGAGAAGAGTTATTATTCTTATGGTTATATGGTAATCCTCATCTTGAGGATTGGGCGCCTGTAGATGTAAGAGTTACAAGACTATTTCGTGATTTAGTAAATAAACATAGACCCAAGGGAGTAGCTATGGTACATAAGCAAGATTTAAAGCTTAAAGAAAGATGGTTAGGTCATATGATAGGACCAAATGCTCGCATTAAAAAACCATGGGTAGCAGAGTTGATGATTGAAGAGATTATCAATGAGAAAAAGAGAATATTTAATGCTCTTGATTTTAAATACAAAGAAATCCAAGTAAACATAATACAATGAATAGACAAGATTCGCTAAGTAAAACATCAAAAGATTTGATGTTACAGGAACCCTATTATGGTTTCTTTTTATTAATGTTACACAAGAGTTGGAGTGATCAACTTCCAACTGCAGGTGTATGTAAAAATGGCATCAACTTTCAATTGATGATCAATGAAAAGTTCTGGACAGATTTGTCAGAAGAACACAGACTAGGTTTACTGAAGCATGAGTTATTGCACATAGCATTTCAGCATCTTACAACCTTCACTATGTTTAGTGATAAGAAGATGGCCAATATTGCAATGGATATGGAGATCAATCAGTATATAGATGGACACTGGTTACCTGAAGGTGGTATAGATATAAATGACTATCCTGATCTTAATCTAGACAAGAAAGCTGGTTCTAGATATTATTATGATAAGCTTAAGCAAGCTCAACAAGATAAGAAAGATACTGGATCCTGTGGAGATGATAATATGGACAAGCTGCTTGATGGTATGGAGCAATCTCAATGTAAAGTTACAATTGGAAAAGCCAGTGGTAGAGATGGAGACAAAGAAGTTGATATTCCTGATCATGAATGGGAAGAGTTTGAGAACATGCCTGAAGCTGAGAAGAAGCTTATTGAAAAGCAAGTTCAAAGAGTTATGTCTGAAGCTAAAGAGCAAACTCTTAAGAAGAGAGGTTTTGTTCCAGGTGAGATATCAGGTCTTATTAAGCTTGATGAAGTTATACCACCTAAATTTAATTGGAAAGCATATATCAGAAGATTTACTGGTATATCTACTAAGATCTTTACTAGAAAAGTTAGGAGAAAAGAGAACAAGAGATACTCTGACAATCCTGGTCTTAAAGTAAAGATGAGACAAAACATGCTTGTAGGTATTGATACTTCAGGTTCTGTTTGTGATGATGAATTGAAAGAGTTTATTAATGAGATACATCACTTGTATAAAGCAGGTGTTGATATCACAATTGCACAATGTGATTCTAGGATGCAATCTGTCAAGAAATATGATGGAAAGTTTGAGCTAGCAGTTGCAGGTAGAGGAGGTACAAGATTTGAACCTGTTCTAGAACTATTTAATGAGAAAAAAGAGTTTACAAGCTTAATCTATTTTACAGATGGAGAAGCTTGGACGGATGTAAAACCCAGGAAACCAGTTCTATGGGTATTATCAGAGAGATCTGAGTTTAATGATAGCTTACCAGGAAGACAAATTAGATTAGAAATTTAAATTAAAAAACAAAATGAGTAAAATCACACAATTAAACGTTGATGAGTTAAAAGGCTTTTTAAAGCATATGGTTACTAATAACCAGTATATTCAGAAAGAAGGTAAAGTACCTGTTGCAATAAACATTGAAGGTGATGCGGGCCTTGGTAAGACTTCTGCTATTGTCCAGCTTGGTAAAGAGATGGATATGGATGTTGTAAAGATTAATCTATCTCAGATAGAAGAATTAGGTGACCTTGTTGGTTTTCCTGTTAAAGAATTTAAGATTCAAAATAAAGAAGGTAAGAGTACTTGGATTATGGAGACTCAAATTGATGCTGCCATGAAGAAAGGTTACAAGGTTGTAGAAAAGCGTATGGCTCATGCTGCACCTGAATGGATTCAAGGTAGAACTGAAGGTGGTTTCTTGGTTCTTGATGATTACACTCGTGCTGATCACAGATTTATGCAAGCAACTATGGAGATCTTGGATAGACAAGAATATATTTCTTGGTCTCTTCCAAAGAACTGGCATGTTATCTTGACTACTAATCCAGACAATGGTGAGTATCAAGTAACTTCTCTTGATGATGCTCAGAAGACTAGATTTATCTCTACAGAAGTAAAGTTTGATGCTAATGTATGGGCTCGTTGGGCAGAGAAAGTTAATATTGATGGTAGATGTATCAACTTTTTGTTGATGAATCCTGAGATTGTAACACAGAAGGTTAATCCTAGAAGTATTACTACTTTCTTTAACTCTATTAGCTCTATTCAAAAGTTTGAAGATGAGTTGCCGCTAATTAATATGATTGGTGATGGGTCAATTGGTGAAGAACCATCTGCACTATTTGCTATGTTTATCAATAACAAGTTAGATAAGATTATCAGTCCTGAGCAGATTCTTACTAATGATGATTGGAACTATGTTAAAGGTTCTTTGACTGGTTGTATTGGTAAAGATGATGATTTTAGAGCAGATATCTCTAGTATTATTAGTACTAGGATTATAAACTTTGCTTTAATTACAGCTGACAAAGGTTCAGTACCTCAAAAGATGATTGATAGAATTATCTCTTTGGTAACTGACTGTGATTCATTTACTGATGACTTGAGATATTACATAGTTAAGGAGATCCTTAATGGCAACAAAGCCAAATTCTCAAAGCTAATGTTGAATCAAAAGGTGGTGAAGATGACTGTAAAGTAATCACAGGTAAAGCGGTTTCCTGTTTTGCAAAACCTTTAACAAATTAATTCAAAACTAAAGCGGTGTAAAAGCCGCTTTTTTAAACTAAAAAAAATGAGTATAACAAAAGTACCTTTTATTGCTTTATCAGCAGATATAGAAAGAGATGAGTATAATAAAATAAAGATAGGAGATGTCAGCACATCAACTACTGAAGTATTAAATGTAGTTAAAAGAAAAGATTATAATGAAAAAATACATGGTTTAAACTTTAATACAGCTAAGTGGACACCACAAATGAAAGATAAGATTTACTTTATGAAAGGATGTACAGTCCCAAGAATAAAGCTTAAAGACTTATCTGTAAAATATAAAATAAGAACTACTACTGACATAACTACAGCAACTGTTGTTGTTGGTAGTGATAGAGCTGGAGAAAAGCTATTTAAATCTACATGGATGCACAAAGTTCCTGCAAAAGTGTTCTTTGCTACAATTGAAGCTTTAAAAGAGTTGTCTTCTGACTTTGATGAGTATTATGTAGAACAGATAGATGATATACTTGTAGGCTTTGACAAAGATGAATTAGAGTATATCGCAGTTGATTGGCATACATCTAGACTTTGCCAACCTAATAATCTTAATAATGGACCTTTGGGACAAGCTATTCTTAATAAGTTAGGTCTTACTAAAGAACAGTATAGAGCAGCTGGATATAAACAGCATAATAATGACAACATATGGACTATTAGTGATGACAATCTAGAAATTTATGATGAGGTAAAAACTAAAAATATCATTGAGCAGAATGCATTGCTTGAGGTTGTTAATGGTGATGATGCTGTCTTGATTGATTTAGAGACATATCAAAACTTAAGAAATATGTTCAAGAGTTCTGACAGTGATAATCATGTAATGGCCATGGAGATTATGGCTAATGCTAATTATTTAGAAAGTCTTCTCTATCTTGAGATGTTATTCTTTCACCACGGTCATCAGATTGACAATTCAAGAACTAAGAACCATGTTAATTTCAAGTCATTGAAGAATTATCTTGGTAGAGGTTCTCATAGCAATGGTCATATTGATGGTGTTTTTGCAACTTTGTTATCTTTTGGTAAACTAGATCAGGCTGCACTTGAGTTTATTATGGAAGATCAGGCTACATACTTTGGTAACAATGGTTTTTCTAACTACATAAGACCCTGTGCATATGGTATAAATCCAGAGTTTCAACCACAGTTAAATTATCAATGGGTCCATAAACTTGACAACTTTGTAGATGAGACTACAGTACCTGCAGTTGAAGAAGAAGAGGTTGTTGAAGATACTGTAGATGAAGTTACAGTTTCTGAGTCTGTCACGGCAAAACAAAGGGCTCACGCGGACCCTGAAACTGAAGAGGCAGAAGTAAAAACAGAAGAAGAAGCTACAGAAGAAGTATTAATAGCAGAAAAAACAGAAGTAAAAAATGAAGAAGAGTTTGATTGGTTCTGATGAACTACAACAATTTTATAGTAACAAATTTTATTTCAGCTATAGCGGAATAAATAAGTTATTGTTTTCACCAAGTTGGTTCTACAATCATTACATTCTGAAGGAACAAGAAGATAGTGTTGACTCTCACCTAGTACAGGGGAGGGTCATTCACTGTCTACTTCTTAATCCTGAAGATTTTGATGATGAGTTTATTGTAGTACCTGGTAAGATGCCAGGTACTAGTAATAGAACAATTGTAGATGAAATTTTCAAAATGCATTTGGAAGGTTCAGATAATTCACTAACTTTAGACAAATATGAGACTGCAATAGTAGATCTCTTGGAGAAAATAAACTTGCATCAAAAGCTTAAGACTGATGAAGCAAGAGTCAAGAAAATCTTAATACCTGATAACATTAGTTATTTTGAGTTTCTGAAGTCAAGTCAAGGTAAAACCTTATTAGATAATAAAACGCTAACTTATTGTAAAGATTGCGTTGATTCTGTAAAAGAGAATGAGTCTATAGTACAGTTGTTACAGCTTGATAGAAATGAAGAGGATACCCATCTTGAAGTTTTTAATGAGGTCAAAGTAAAGGTTGAAAATAAAATCTATACAGATGACAAATCATTTGGATTTAAGGGTATACTTGATAATGTGATTATAGATAATGATGCTAAAGTTTTGTTTATCAATGATGTTAAAACTACAGGCAAGCCATTAATAGATTTTGGTGAGTCCGTTGAATATTACAGATATTGGATGCAAGCTGCTATTTATTACCAATTGGCTTTTTATAAGTGGATTAGAGATAAAGAAGATAGCAGAGAGTGGAAGATTAACTTTACATTTATTGTTATTGATAAGTATAATCAAGTTTATCCGTTTCAAGTATCAGATGATACTATGAGAAACTGGTTAAGGGGTCTTAGAGATGATATCTTACCTATGATTGAATATCATTATGATAATAAAGATTTTACATTACCTTATGAATTAGCAATTGGAAACTTTAAACTTTAATAACATATGGCAATAAAATCAATTTATACTAAATACTTTCAAAAATCCAAGATGTTTTTATATCCGCTTCTTGGAATTAAACGTGGTTCTAGAATTGTTCCAAGCGAAACTTATATTGCTTGGAAACCGCTCTATGCACCAGAGGATATGAAATTAATATGTTTATATCACCCAAATGAAAAAAATGATTTTAAAAGTTATGAACAGAAAATTTTATTGAGACATACTAGATTGTATGAAATACATGATTTAAATAAAACAGATAAATTATTTGTTTTTGATTTATCTGATATGAAAGATGATTGGGAACATTTTATATCAGGACAGTTTAGTAAAATGCAACAATCAACTAAAGGTAGCATATGTAGCTTCTTTGATCACAATAGTGCAAACTATTTTTATATGAAAAGTTATCTATATCCTGATAAATATTTTGAGGATTATGCAGATATACTTGATGTAGATATTGACATGTTAAGATCAGTTGGAGAATTATGTAATAAACCTGATATCAAAAAAGAAACATTTACAATGATTGAACACTTGCAAAAAACAGAAATAATTAATTAATTTTACTAAAAAAACAACATGAGTGAAAAAACAATGATGCTAGTGGAATCCACATGGCAAGACACAAAAACTTTTAAAATGATTCCTATCAGTAATGACTGCCCATATGTGGAGTGTATATTTGATCCGTCATCTAAAGTATTTGTGATTATCAGTAAGATGACTAAAACATCCTTACATATGTTACCTAAGCTTGATGAATATGGTAAAGCTATCAGTGGAAACAAAGGAGCAAAGCAAGAAAGAAGATCAATTGATACTTTTCAAGAGTATTATATTGAAGATGTGAAGACTATTAAAGAAATCACAGATCATTTTGCAATCAATGCTAAGAAGTTTGATACTGATAAATTTACTAAGGAAGTAGCAAGCAAACCTTCAATCGCTGCAGTGGCTGACTAATGAGTAGGACTCATTGGGTAATGGACTATGAGACTATGTTAAATTGTTTCATAGCCGTATTTGAGGACATCAAGTCTGAAGACCGTGAGATATTTGTTATTCATAAAGAAAGAAATGACTGTCTAGAATTTATTACATTTCTAGAAAGGAATATCTTGCTTGAAGAATGGCATGTATCTTTTAATGGTATAGGGTTTGATGCTCAGGTAACAGAACACATATTGGAAAATAAAGAGCAATTGCTAGAGATGTCTAGTGAAGAAGTTGCTGTGTTCATATATGCAAAGGCCCAAGATACTATTCAAAGACAAAGTGAAGGAGAGTGGGCAGTCTTTGCTCCATGGACTCTGCAAATTAAACAAGTTGATGTATTTAAGCTCAATCATTGGGATAATGCAGCTAAGAGAACTAGTTTAAAGTGGGCTCAGTTTAGTATGGATTGGCAGAATATACAAGATATGCCAATACATCACAGTACTTTAGTCAAAACCCAAAAGCAGATAGATGATATAATAGAGTATTGTATTAATGACGTAGCTTCTACTAAAGCAATTATGTATCGCAGCAAGAAAGAAATTGCTTTGAGACAAGAGCTTACTAAGGAGTACAATATAGATCTATTTAGTGCATCTGAACCAAGAATTGCAAAAGAACTATTTGCAATGTTCCTGAGTAAAAAGACAGGAATAAAAAAGTATGATCTGAAAAAAATGAGGACCCATAGGTCTAAGCTTATAGTTAATGATCTTTTGTTGCCTTACATTAAGTTTGATACAGCAACATTTCAGAGACTGGTAAGTAAATTTAGAGATCTAGAACTAGATCCGTATGATTTAAAAGGTAGTTTTAAATACAGTGTCAGATATAAAGGAATAACTACACACTTTGGCCTTGGTGGTGTGCATGGTGCACGTAAAGACATATACACATCTAATGATGAGTTTGTCATAATGTCAAGTGATGTTACAAGTTTCTATCCTAATCTAGCCATCAGAAATAAATGGTCACCAGCACATCTTCCTAAAGAAGATTTTTGTGATCAGTATGAATGGTTCTTTGATGAGAGAAAGAAGATACCTAAATCTGACCCTAGAAACTATGTTTATAAGATTGTATTAAATAGTACCTACGGTCTTAGTAATGATGAGAATAGCTTCCTATATGATCCTGAGCTTACCATGCGTATAACTCTTAATGGCCAATTGAGCCTTATGATGTTGTATGAGATGATATGTGAAAGGATTCCCAATGCAGTTCCTCTAATGCAAAATACAGATGGTCTTGAGACAAGGATCCCAAGAAAGTATATAGATGCGTATATGGAGATATGTAAAGAGTGGGAAGATATAACAAACCTGCAGCTAGAGCATGATACCTATCAAAAGGTTATACTAGCAGATGTAAATAACTATATAGCAGTTACAGAAGGAGAAGATTTTAAAACTAAATGTAAAGGTAGATTCGTATTTGAAGATCTACCACTACATAAGAATAAAAGTTTCCTGTGTGTAAGAAAAGCTATGTATGATTATTTTATCTACGGTAAAGACCCTGAGCAGTCTATCAAAGAAAATAAAAACATCTTTGATTTCTGTGGTGGTGTTAAAGCTAAAGGAGATTGGAAGTTCTTTGAAGAGCATATTGTTAATGGAGAACACAAAAGAGATCCATTACAGAAAACTGTTAGATACTATATAAGCAATAGAGGTTCCAAGACTGTCAAAGTGCACAGTATAGATGGAAGAGTTGCGCAAGTAGAAGCAGGTAAATGGTTGCAGACTATGTTTATTGATTACATAGAAAAGCCATTTGAAGAATATGATATCAATTATGATTTCTATATTAAGAAGGCCAAGAAAGAAATAGAAACTCTTGAGCCAAAAACTAATCAATTACAATTATTTTAATATGCCTAGAAAAATAAAAAGCTACGGCAGACAAGATCTGATAGATGTTGCCTTGCCAAATCATGCAAGTACGTATACTGTAATAAGTCACAAGTCTGTAATGGACTTGTCAACTGAAGCATTGGAAGATGCTGGATTTAGTGTAACAGCTGAAAACTATAGAGCCACACATGATGGTAACATAGCTTCAGCTATATATACTTTGAACTATGGAGATGATCCAGAGTTGTCTATGATGTTTGCATGGTCAAACAGTTATAATAAACAAATGAGGTTTAAATGTGGAGTTGGTGCAATCCATAGTGTAAACAATACAAGTTTAGTTTGTGGAGATATGGGATCATGGGCCAGAAAGCACACAGGTTCTGCAGATACAGAAACTAAAGAAACCATAGAAGAGCAAGTAAAACTTGCTAAAATGTATTATGAGCAATTAGTTTCTGATAAAGAAGCTATGAAAAAGATCAATCTAGATGTTAGAAAGCAAGCGCAGCTATTAGGTATGTTGTTTGCTGAACATGATATCTTAACTACTGAACAAGCTAGTATGATTAAACAGCAAATGAGTAGACCAACTTACAAGTGTACTACACCAGGTACACTATGGGAGTTCTACAATTTTGTTACTATAGCTCTACAGCAATCACATCCAAAAACTTGGATGGAAGATCAAAGAGTTCTTCATTGGTTTGTTTCTGAAACCTTTAAGTTTAATAAAGTTGAAGTTAAAGAAGAGACTATAGATCCTAATCAAGTAGATCTAGAAGATTCTATTGCTGAGATTGAAGCTGAACAAAATACTACAATTGAAGAGCAGAGAGCAGAGTACTGGGATCAGCAAACTAGAATTGAAGAAGGTCTTGACCATAAAGGTGGAGGAGATGATGATGACGATGAGCCAATAGATGATAGTCCTGAAATTACAGGTATACCTGATGGTGACAAGTTATCTGATACTGATGATGAGTTTGATGCTGATGCAGAAATGCAAGAGATGAAAACTGAAGAGATCATTAAAGAAAAGATAGCTGAAGATGAAGCTGCAGTAGCTGAAGTATGTGATGAAGTCACAGATGCAGAAGCAGCAGAGCTAATCAAAGGCCAAGAAGCTATTGATCAGCAAATGGCTCAAGAAGCAGCAGCTGATAATTCAGTTAGCGATGAGAACATAGATGATACTCTCAAAGGAGAACCAGATTTTGATTTAGATTTTGCACCAGTTGCAGACGATGATGATGAAGATGTTCAATCAGGAGATGTTGATTTTGATTTTGCATAAAACCAATATGAATAACTAAAAGGGAGGTGGCTTAGGCTGTCTCCCTTTTTTTTTATATATTACCATATGATGTACTTTAAACATGCTTGCTCAATAGGCAATTATTGTAATTCAGCAGCGTATCTTAATAACTTAAAAATTAGAAAGGAAGCATTACCTTTTGATTGGACTTTTACTACTATTGATTCAACATGTAAAATATTAGATAATGACTTTGAAGATTTTTTAAATCCTAAATATTATGTGGATATACATGATTATGTACCTGCTCATGAAGGTAAACAAGCAGGTCATAGTTTATATCATAAAAACTTCTTTAATCATAAAAATCCTAGAGAAAAAGAAGACCATGATTATTATAAAAGATGTGTAAGCAGATTTAGAAGATTTTTAAAATCACCTGAACCTAAATTATTTATATGTTCTTATGCAGCTAATAGTTCAGTTAGATTAAATAAAGATATTAAAAAAGAAGTATTTAAACTTAATGATACTTTAAGAAATCATACTAACAATTTTAGATTATTATTACATATAAATTATTTGAGTGATAAAGTAAAATCTAAAGTAACTGAAGAAGATACTGTAATATTTTTTGAATTAGATACAGTGCATGGTAACCATGGTTTAGGTTATGGAAATCATCAAGACAATAAAGAATTTTTAAGAGTGTTTAATAAGCTATTTAAATTTGATACCTAAAGTTATATATAAAACAGGTCCCTTTTTAGAAGATAATCTTCCAGAAGAAATAAATTCAATCTTTAAAAAAACTTTAAAAGATAATAAAGGTTACGAATTAGTTTATTTTGATGATGAAGATTGTAGAGAATTTTTAATAAAAAATTTTAACACCAAGATACTAAATGCATATGATTCATTAGTACCATCAGCTTATAAAGCTGACTTATTTAGATACTGTTTGTTATATCAAAAAGGTGGTATATGGAGCGATTTAACTCAAACATTTATTGAACCTATAGATACATTCATTGATTTAGAAAAAGATGATTTAATTTTAGTTGATGGAGGGTTTATTCCTTGTGCTAAAAAAAAAGGTATTGAAATAGCATTTATGGCCGCTAGACCTAAGCATAAAATTTACTTTAAAGCTATAAATAAAATAATTAAAAATGTAAATTCCAGGCATTATGGTTGTAGTTCTTTTAATCCTACAGGCCCTATAATGTTTAAAGAGTTAGTTGAATCTAATAAAACAAAGTATAATTTAAATTTTGTTTTTAAAAGACTAGATAATAAATCAGTAAATGAAGATTTTATTTATTATAAGAATAAACCTATTATAAAAACTAGATCTATTAATCATGGTACTTACCTGTATCATAATACAAATAAAATACATTACTCTATATTACACAGAGATAAAAAAATATATAAATGATTCCTAGAAAAATACATCAGACTCATAAATCATTAGATTTTATTTTAAGTCATAGTAAGTTAAATAACTATTATAAATCTTGGGATGTAGAAAACTATGATCATATATTTTATGATGATATACAAGCAGATAATTTTATGAAAGATAATTTCAATGAAATATATGACTTGTACCATAACCTACCTTTACCTATAATGAAAGCAGACCTTTGGCGCTACTGTGTTATTTATCATTGTGGTGGTATATATGCAGACATGGATACTAAATTTAAGGGTAATGATTTAGATTCTCTATTTCAAATGGATAAAGAATTAATACTAGCAAAAGAATTCCCGCACAATAATAATTATTGCCAATGGTTTTTTGCAGCACCCGCAAAAAGTCCTATACTAAAATATGTAATAGAAGCTGTAGTAGATAAAATAAAAAATACTAATGATTTTAAGTATGAACATGTTGTGCATCAAACTACTGGTCCACATATATTTGACAGGAGTATTAAAAGCTACTTAGATAAAGTCAATGATAAATCTATAATACATTTACATAATTCAACCCAAATTATGAATCATCATATTTATCACGACTATAGCGGTCAATGGCAAGGTGGTTGGATTGAAGACATAAATGAATTTACTGGTATAACTCATATAAGAATTACAAAAGATAAAGAAGGCAATTATAGTAAGGAACTTGATAATGCTTCTCAATCAAATACATGAAAGCTTATAGTTGCTATAAATAAAAATACTGTAAAAGTACTTATGTTTTCTTTTTCTGAAGACCCTATAAATTCCCATCCCAGTGCACATCTATCATGAGGCCAATGAAAAGCTATATCAAGTTGCCAATTCATCTATATATTAATTAAAGATTCATAAATTTTAACAGCTTCTCTTGGATTCTTATTGTATCCAGGTAATCCGATCATTTTTAAAAAGTATGCCCAAGCTTTATTATCACCCTTTTCAAACTTACCTGTTTTTCTTTTATATGTTTCAGTAGGAGCAAATATTATTTGATCTATAAACCTAATCATTTTTTCTATAGTTGTTAAAGCAGCTGATGGAGATCTTACAGTTCTATAGACATCTATAGGATTCAAATATTGAAATGATTCAGACTTCATCCTAATTGCTTCATATAATACAAAGTTAAAAGCATAATTTTCTTTTAAATCATCATCACTATCTGCACCCATTTTAAGAATAGAAATCATACCAATAAGTGTTGCAATAATTGCAAATTCAGCTAATGATCTTTTAATATTAGCTTTTTGAGCAGGGCTATATGAGCTCCATTGTTTACTAATATTACCCTGATAAGTTCTCAAGTCTCTAGTAAATGCTTTAAAGAAAGTATTATAGTGACCCTCTGACGCAGCACCTATTTCTTCATCCCAAGAATATGTTTTAAATCTTCTTTTAAATCCAGGATACATATGTTTTCTATACATCATGGCTAATCTACCAAGACCAAATCTTTGTATAGTACCTTTATCAAAGTTATTATATATACCATGCATTTTTTTATTCAGACCGTGTAATCTATCTTGAACACTACGTCTATCTTTTTCAGTAAAAGGTCTATACTTTTTAACACCACCTTCTTCTATAATAAACTCAATATTCTCATGAGTTTTTTCTATATCATATTTTTCGTAAGCATCATACAAGCTTATTTCCTCTTGAGTATTTTTATCTCTAACCTTTGTAGCATTTAATAATGAAATCATTCCTACGAATTGAATCTCATGTTCACCAAAATACTGGTTGAAGAATAATGTATCAGTTCTCATAAGTTTATTTAATGTACTCATGGTAACTTTTTTACCATATTGGTCTCTAAAATCTCCTTGTAATGGATCATATAACTCACCAAGTCTTCCCATAAAACTAGTAGGAGTAGGTTTACCAAAGTCACCAAGTACTCCTGTTAAATGTTTAGCATACTGAGCCGTTCCTTTTGCATAATCTTTAACAGAAAAGAATTCTGATCCAGCACCCTCAATGATCAATTGTATATTACCTTGTAATCCATTGGCCACACCCTTAAGTAAATCAGCAGCTATAGTTGTTATAGCAGAAAAACCTGTTATAGTATTACTAAGTTTTTGCCAAGAAATATTAGTTCCAAAAATTTCTTCCTTCTTTTGCATCTCACCATAGACAACCATATCAATAAATGCATCTAAATGCAATTTACTCCATGATTCTCCATTTGCTCTAACATAGTTTTCATATCCAAATTTTGCAGCAAAAGAATCATATACCTTTTCTCCAGTGGTTTTATTAAACTTAGGTACTTCCCTTTCACCTATGATACGTTTCATTAAATTTATCTCACCATTGATTTCATTCATTGCATCATATTTATTAGCCATCTGATTAAACAATAATACAGAGCTAGCTAAATCATAACTTACATCTTTTATATCAATAGGTTGAGTAAAATACACAGGTAAAAAGCTTACTGCCGTACCATCAATACTTTGTATTTCTGTTTCAATATCATAAGACTGCATGTATACTCCTTCTTTAACTTTAGTTTTAGCTAAGTTAGTAATACCTTCATCTAATAATCTTTCTAAATCTTTTTTAGCAACAGATGGTATTTTTGTACCTGGCCTTTGTGATTCAGGTATCTTTTCTTGTGCAGCATAGTACATATCAGTAAGAGTCTTGTGATACCTGCCCATTTCATTTTTAGCCGTACCATCCATGTTATACATGTCTAGCCATTTTTTACTTATAAATTCATCTGTTGGTTCACTTATTTCTCGATCCCTATGAAAGGTATACCACTCATTATATTGTTCAGCATCCATGATACCTGAGTTTCTCTCTCTAACTTTTTCTTTGTCAATTTTATCAATCTCATCTTGAGATTTTTTCTTTAGTATCCTAGCATATAGATCTTTTTTTCTAAACTCCTTCCAATTTTTTACTTCATTTCTTTGAATAGGTGTAAGTTTATTCTTATGTATATTAGCATAAGGCTCTGGATTAGCTTTATGCCAATCAGCAGTAACTTGACCATACTTTTTATAATCATATTTAGAAACAAAGTGTACTTCATCTTCATATATAATATTCCCTTCTTCATCTCTTTTTTTCCGAGTGTAAAAGAAGTTTGGATTTTTTTCTGATGCTACACGCTCATATATGGGTTTCTGTTGTATTTCAAACAAGCCTTCATTAAATTGTTTTGGATTATCCCTAATACCCTTAGCTTCACCTAAGTAAGCTTTAAAAGCATCTGCTACCATTCTTTTAGCTTCTATATCATCTAGTCTAGCTAATTCAAATTGATCTTTTACAGCCTTTGCAAATAGAGCAATTGCACTATCTTGAGAACTAATAAGAGGGCCTATTAAATAATCAAAGACTCCTTCATCTACAGCAGCCTGCTGAAGTATTTTAATCATTCCATCTTTGTCAGCAGCTTTAGTACTCAACATTGTAAGTTGTACTTTCTTGGCCTTTATCATAGACTCTTTACTTTTTTCAGATCGAGTGGACTCTTGAATATCTTTAATCTGTTGATTGATAATCTCAATCTCTCTTTTCATACCTTCAGCAGAATATGTAGATCTTGCATCTAATAAAAAGTCAGCCATCAAAGGAATGGATTCAGTAAGAACTCTTTGTTTAATAGTATCTCTTATAGATAAAGCCTCTTTAAGTTTTTGCTGTGAAGATAATTCTGATTTACCTTCTTCATCTGTTTCAAATATAGCTTGAGACTCTTGCTCTGTACTATTAAAATAATCAAAGACATCTTTTTTATTAATCTCATCTAAGAAATTATAACTATGAGCATAATCATTCAAGGCCATAAGCTCATTTAAAAGATCTTTTCTATTTGAATTAGGATCAGTAGCTTTAACTGTAAATTCTTTCATCAACTTTTTACTCTGAAGAGATTGTTTATAAGCTTCATCAACAAACATAGTTATTGATTTTACACCTTCTGCAGCCTCAATATTTTTTATTAATCTTCTAAGTCTATTTGTTTGCCGTGTTTGTTCCTTTTGACTTTTAGTCTTAGTCTTTTGTATAGCATCAATTCTTGTTCTTAAATATAATATTGTCCTATCTGCTAAAGCTTCTATATCATCAGCTTTTTCTTCAGCACTAACTTCTTCAGCTTCTTGAATATCTTCAACATCCTTAGATACTTCTTCAATATTTAAGTCAGGATTTTCTGCATAACCTTCTTCAATCCATATTTCTAAAGCCATGTCTTCATTGCCATTAGCTTTTCGCATTACCTGTTTCCACTGAACTGATTTTTTATTGGGACATGTTGCTGCCATCTTAACAAAGTGTTTTTAATATTTTTTTATATGCTAGCATAAGCTCTTGTTGAGTTTCTGCATTTCTCATTTGATCTAATATGTCTTCTATAAAGTAACCTTTTAAACCAAGTGCTATATTTATAGATTCTACATTCTTAAGTTCCTGAACTTCACCAATCATCATATTCCTTTCTTTTTCATTAACTGGAACACGTCTTTCTTGAACTACACCTGATTGTAAATTTACATTTCTTTCTAATACCGTATAGTTAAATTTATTAATTAAATTATATAAAGATCCGTTTGTTTGCACCCATCTATAGTTTCCTACTTCAAATGATATTGGGGAATAACCTAATCTTTCAGTAAGAGATTTATATGTGTCTAAACTTTTTTGTATTGAAAATGAAGTAGCTTCTTCTTCAGCTGCAGTTTCTTTTACTCTTGGTGTAATTATTACTTTATATGTAAAGTCATTTCTAGTACTTTGAAGTTCAAATATATCAGGATACTTTCTTTCTAAAAATCTCATTGCTTTTAGATTAGGCCTATAAACTTCTGTATTAGAAATTTCTCTTTGCAATATTCCTGCAGTATCCCCTTTAGTTATAAGATACACATCCTCACCCAGTGTATTTTTTTTCTTATTTATAACACCTCTTAGAAGAGATGTAATTCCTTCTACCCCCATATAAGGATTTTGCTCTAGTTTATCAACTAGTTTTTTAGAAGCTTCACCAGGTTTGTTTTTAATAATCTTATTTACTTCAGATATAGAAGGTATATAAAAGTTCTCATCCCTCAATGTATTTCTATTTTTTGGATTAGTTCTTATTAATACATTAGTTACATCTTCACCATATCTGTTGGCAAGCTTTATGTAATTATTACTTAATCTATTTATACAACCCATTTTATTATAATTTACATTTTTCAGTTTGATCTAGAATAAAGTCTTCTATTGTATAACTATTTTCTGTATCAGCAAAAGCAAGATTATCATACTTTTCTTGCAACGCTTGTGCAGAATCTACTCCTAACTTTTCAATTTGACTTGGTGTCAAAGATTCATAAAACTTAGCAAGCTTTGTATCTACACCAGTACTTTGATTAATTTGCACGGCAGTATCTTCTAGCAAAGTAATTTTACCTTGGTAAGGTGTAGTCCTATTAGATATAATTAAAACATTATTTTTAGCTCTAGTTATACCAGTATACATAGAATTAGATCTTACTTTTGGAGTCAAAGCTTTTACATTATAAATGTCTAATTCATCTACAATAACTGTATTATAAGTAGAACCTTGAGACTTATGAGATGTAACAGCATAATCTTGGCTAATAGGAGCATACCTTCTTTTATATTCTAAATACTCATTTAACGCAGCCTTTTCTTGTACTCTAGTAGACTTAGGATCATTTTTTATCCTGTAATATCTAGCATTCAGTTTATTAAGTCTCATGTTATATGCATTATCTGCCATCTTATCTTTAAGAGCTTCTTTTGTATAATCTACAGTTGTTATAGTAACAGGTTTTAAACTTAAAGGAGTAAGAATTTCTAATTTTACAAAGGCAATTCCATATTCGTCTTCTCCTTGTTCTATAATTTTATCAACCACAGCTTGATCAGAATTTATAAAACTAATTTCTTCTATGTTCTCTATAGCAGTATATGGAGCATTAAATCTTACTGGAGTTGTTGGTGTATAAAAATGAGCATCCTTACCAAAAATTTCCTTATGTATTTCTTTATTTACTCTAAATCTTCTTGCATTAGTATAAGTAACATATTTTATTAAATCATAATTTTCTAATTCAATTGCTTTTTTATATTCTTGAATTGCTATTTCAATTCCAGAATTACCATCTATAAATAATAACTGACCATCTTGTTGAGTTACACTGCTTCTATTACCATTTGCAGGATCTGCTACAGGATTCTCATTATCTGCGTTATTCCAATATAAATCTGCATATGGAAGTATAGGTGACTCCTCACCTTGTCTAACTCTTTCTGTTAATTCTGTTCTATTCTCTATTTCAAATACAGGTGAATTTTTATTTGATTTAAACTCTCTAATAGGAGGTAACTGACCTCTATCTCCTAAATATATAATTTTTATATCCTCACCTTTTGCAAGAGCTTGATCTCGTAATATCTCCAAGTGTTGTTCATTTACCATAGACGCTTCGTCTATAATAACTAAATTTGCTGAACCAACTTTAAGACCTTCTGTAGAATAAGTAGCTTTAGTCATTTTATGAGTTATCTCATCCATTTTTTGATTAAGCATTCCAGCAAGAGAATTTTTGCCATATCTTAAAGTTGGCTTACCTTTTAATGTACTATCAAGCACATTAGTAGCTTGCCAGCTCAAAGCTCCTATAAGTATCTTTTTCTTTCTATTTTCTTTAGAGTTTTGGTAAGCAAGTAATACTTCTTTCATTACAGTTGTTTTACCTGTACCAGCTTTACCTTCTAATATAAATTCTTGCTCATCTGAGTTTAAAAACTCTTTCATCTTTCTAATAGCATCTGCTTGACCTTCATTAAAGGTAAGACCTGTAAATGTTTGTCCAGCATTTAATTCAACAGGTGGTTGATTAGAGTCTTTTTCATCAACCAAAGAAAGAATTCTAATTCTGTCACCATTGTTCTTGGCCCATTTCATAAGCTTACCTGAAGTAAGAGATATAATATTTTTATCTGGCGTAATTAAATATAATCTATTAGTCTTATCGTCTAATACCACATCAGCCTTTTGTTTCATTGGTGTAAGGTTTTCTAACTTTACATTTAACTTAGAATTTGGTCCTGCAAATTTAGGATTATATATTTGCCAACCTTGATTTGTTTCCATTAAAGCAATATAAACATTTCCCTTATATTGTACAAATCTTCCAACTTCTACAGAATTAACAGGAACAGGACTTGACGTAAGAGTATTTTCATACAACTCTCTGATTGCTTTTTTTGCTGCCGTAGATTTTGTATCACCAACATAAAGGCCAAGACTAGATCTA